TGGTACATCAACTGCAGTTCAGGCTGCTGAAAATGATGCAGTATCAAATACAAATGCTGACGATACACTACTTACTGTAAATGTTCGTACAATTGCAGGACAGCAAGATATCTCAAAGCAGGCAATTGAGCGTGGAACAGGTATTGACCAGTTCATCATCCAGGATCTTATCCGTGGATGGCACACAACACTTGACGACCAGATCCTTAATGGTGACGGTACATCAGGTTCAATGGTTGGTCTTGAAGGAACAGTAGGAACAAACAATGTAACCTTCACTGAAGCATCACCTACAGTTGCAGAACTGTATCCAAAGTTAGCAGATGCTTACCAATTGGTACAGACAAATGTGTTCCAGAATCCAACACACTGGGTAATGCACCCACGCCGTCTAGCATTCTTGCTTGCAGGCGTTGACGGTTCACAGCGTCCACTCGTTCTTCCATCTCTAAATGGCCCAATGAACGCAGTTGCAACAGGTGCAGGACAAGCATACTACGGTAACTCAGGTTACACATTGATGGGTCTACCTATCATTGCAGATGCAAATGTTCGTACAGATGCTGGTGCTTCAGGTACTGAAGATCGTATCTATTGCGTAAATGCAAATGAAATGCATCTTTGGGAGCAAGCAGGATCACCATTCGCATTGAACTTTGATGCAACAGGTGCAGGCTCACTCACAATCAAGTCTGTAGTCTACGGATACGGAGCATTCACTGCTGGTCGTTATCCAGGAGCAGTTTCTATTATTTCAGGAACTGGTCTAGTAGCACCTACATTCTAATTTGTATAGTTCGCTATACAATACTTAGAGTAATCTAAGGTGGAGGACGGACCTAAAGACTGCCCCGTTTACGGGTCCGTCCTTCATTTAAAAAAAGGAAGTTATGAAAAGAATTAAAAAGATTTTTAAGATTAAAAAAGAAACAGCAACTGCTACTCCTAGGATGGAGAAGGCTATGTTGCCTAAGATAGAGAAGAGGAGCAAATGAGACCTACACTTAGTGTTAGTCAGCAACCACAAAATGTCTACACAACTCTGGCAGATGTAAGAAATGGTCTACAGATTGATGATAGCAATGATGATACTGCTATTGAGGCAGCGATTCTTGCTGCAAGTCGTATGATTGACGAATATTGCCAAAGATCTTTCTATCAAGAAGGCACACTAGCAGCACCTGTAACTAAAATTTATACACCTGTAAGTCCGTGGTATCTAGAGATAGATGACCTTATTGAGCCAACAGAGGTAAGATCAAGAGCAAACCAGAGTGGCCCATTTACTCAGGTTTGGAACTTAGACACAGACCTTATGTATGAGCCTGTTAATAACCCAGAGATAGGTCAACCTGTAACTAGACTATTAGCAATTCAGACATATGTCTTTCCTTACTTCTTTCCACAAACAGTTAAAGTAACTGGAGTTTGGGGATGGGCTTCAATTCCTTACGAAGTAGAATTAGCCTGCAAGATTCAGGCATCAAGATTGTTTGTTAGAAAGCAATCTCCATTTGGTATTGCAGGATCTGTAGAACTAGGAACAGTTCGTTTAAGTTCTCGTCTAGATCCAGATGTTGAGATGCTTCTAAAGACATATCGTAGAAACTTTGGATTGGCATTCTAATGGCTATTTCCAATATTAATGGTGTAAGAGATGCGTTGAAGGTTAATCTTCAGACAATCCCAAGATTAAGAATATATGACTTAATCCCAGATGTTATCGTTCCACCATGTGCAGTAGTAGGGCAACTAGATTTCACATTTGACATTGACAACCAAAGAGGTCTGGATCAGGCCTCTGTTGATGTATTTGTGATTGTTCAAAGAATATCAGAAAGAACAGGACAAGAAAAACTTGACAACTTCCTGGCTGGTAGCGGAAAAGGTTCAATCAAAACTGCTTTAGAGTCAGACAGATCGTTAGGTGGTCTTGTTAGTACACTTAGAGTTATTAGTGCAGAAAGTGGCACATATACTACTGGTGATCAATCTTTCTTATCATATCGCTATAACCTCACAATTTGGGGCTAAGGAGAAGCAATGGAATATACAGTAATCTCAAACAAGAAAGTTTGCGGTAAGGTAAAAGATGAAAAACTTACCAGAGATGATATACTTAGTGCAGGAGGAAGCGTAGAGCATCTTCTTGCAGCAGGTCATATTGTAGCCGCAAATGCAGGATCAGTAACAAAAGTAACACCAGCAGTAAAAGAAGCACCAAAACAGGATTTTTCTTTTGAGGAAAACCCTGCATTTCAACTAGATAACTCAGAAGGAGAAGAATAATGGCAGTTATAGTATTAACAGATGTTAGTGTAGAAATTGGTGGAGTAGATCTTTCAGATCACATTGCATCAATCAGCCTTGCATCAAATGCAGACGCAGTTGAGACAACAGCGTTTGGAACATCAGGGGCTAGATCACGAGTTGGTGGTCTAAAAGACAACTCAATTACAATTGATTTCCACCAGGACTTTGCTGCAACTGAAGTAGAAGCAACAATTTATCCTTTGATTGGAACACTAACAAATGTTGTTGTTAAGCCAACATCAGGAGCAATCTCTTCAACTAATCCAGCATACCTAATGAATGGTGCATTGGTTGGCGGAGAGCAAGCAGGACAGGTTCTTGTTACAGAATGGACTCCAGTAAATGGTGCAGTAGGCGAATTAGCAACTGCTTCAGTTACATGGCCAATCTCTGGTGCAATCGTTAAGGATGTAACTCCTTAATATGTCCAAATTAGTCTTAACTAATGCGTATGTCAGATTTCAAGGTGTTTATGATTTGAGTGATCATATCGCAAACATCTCATTGGCGACTGTGCATGACATTATAGACACAACACAATTTGGAGACATTTCAAAACGAAGAATTGCAGGTCTTGGAGACAACTCAGTAACTTTTGAGTTTCATCAAGACTTTCAGGCAGGCTCAGTAGAGTCAGTAATTTACCCTCTACTGGGCACTGCCGTTCTTTGTGAAGTAAAACCAGTAAATGGACCCACTACAGCATCAAATCCTTTATACAGTTTCCAGGTTTTGATCTCAGAGTGGACTCCGCTTAATGGTGCAGTAGGAGACATATCCACGGCAACGGTGCAATGGCCAATCTCTGGAGACATAACTAAAACAACTTAACCTAGAAAAGGGGCAATAAAATGGATGGACTATTTATAAAGATTAAGACAAACGACGGAGAATCAGGAACATATCCTCTTCGTCCAAAGTCACTTGTTGCATTTGAAAACAAGTATAACAAAGGATTCGCTAAGTTGCTGACAGAAGATCAGAAGTTAGAGCATATCTACTTCCTGGCTTGGTCTGCATTGAAGGATAGTGGAAAAGTCGTTAAGCCATTTGGGGACGCATTCTTAGACACACTAGACAGTGTGGAACTAGAGACTGACCCAAATTCAGAATCCACAGAGACAGCCTAACATATTCGTTAGCAATGATTTCTGTGGAGACAGGCATATCTCCGCTTGACCTTATAGAAGCACCAGATGGTGTACTTGAGGCAATGGTGATATATTTAAAGGAACAATCTAAAAAGCAAAGGAACATGTAATGGCAAAAGATACGATAGTGCTAATTGGTGTCACAGACACTATAAAGGCATTAAAGGCTTTTGACAAAGATGCAGTTAAGAGTTTTAATAAAGTTATTAACTCTGAACTGAGAGTTGCTAAAAAAGATGCACAAGGATTTGTTCAAGCAAAACCACCACTTAGTGGATGGAGTACTAAACCTGCGGTCAAGCCACGCACCAGAGGTGGTGCTGGCTGGCCTGCATGGGATCAGAGCGTTATTAGAGAAGGAATCTCATCCTCAAAATCAGAGGGTAAGGTAAGAAAAGATTACACAACCTCAGTAGGTGCATTAAAGAATAAATCTGCTGCAGGTGTTATTTATGAATTGGCTGGAAGAGAAAACAAAGGTGCAGGTAAAAATAAGTTTATCAGCAACCTTGAGAAGAGAGAATCACAAGCCTCTCGTTTAGTCTGGAAGTCAGTTGATAAGAACAAAGACAGGTTTATTACCAATGTTGAAAGAGCATTTAAAGATGCTCAAGCAGCCTTACAAAAACAATTAGATACAAGGAGAGTATAAAAAATGGCAGTTGGAACAGTTATAGCCCGTATTGCCTCTCAGTATTCTGATAAAGGCTCAAAAGCAGCACAAAAAGACTTAATGAAACTTGGTAAGCAATTTGATGCTTATGCCAAGAAAGCAACTAGAGCAGTAGGTCTTGTAGCAGTCGCTGCAGCCTCAGCAGCAGCAAAGATTGGTAAAGATTCAGTCATGGCTGCATCTGATGTTGCTCAGCAGTTTGGTGCTTTGGAAGCAGTGTTTGGAAAGAATGCGGAACAGTTAAAAGAATTTTCAAAGAGCATGGTTGAGTATGGATTATCAACAGCAGATGCTGCTCGTTATGCAGCCTTGCTTGGCACCCAACTTAAGGGCTTGGGCATGGCAGAATCAGATGCTATTGCTCGTACAAAAGAACTTGAGATTCTTGCTGCAGATTTAGCAGCAACTTATGGTGGAACCACTGCAGATGCTGTACAAGCACTCAGTTCAACATTCAAGGGTGAATACAATCCAATTGAGCGTTATGGTGTTGCTATTAGAAAGTCTGACATTACTGCACGACTTGCAGCCCAAGGATTAAAGGGCTTAAAAGGCGAAACATTAAAGGCAGCAGAAGCACAGGCTGCATACGAACTTATTATTATGAAGACCACGGCTGCTCAAGGGCAGTCAAAGAGAGAATATAATACTCTTGCTGCACAACTACAAAGACTTAGAGCATCATACTCAAACATTACAGCCTCTCTTGGAGAAGCACTTCTTCCAGTTATACAAGAGTTTGCAAACTATATTTTAGTAGAGGTTGTTCCAGCAGTTCAAGCATGGGTTAATATCAACAAAGACAAACTTGCAAAGGGACTGCAAGATATGGTTGAAATATTCAAAGACTTTATGATTGCTGGTGGAAAGTTCCTTGAGTTCCTAATCAAGTATGATGATGCTGTAAAGATTCTTACAGTTTCTATTTCTGGGTTAGTTATTGCTTTTAGACTTGCTGCCATTTCTGCTGGTCTTGGTGGTATATTAACAGTACTTGGCAAAATTGGCAAAAGATTAGATAAGACCAAGATGCATACAGGCCTAGTGAGAGGCTCTACAGAAGCATTAAAGGGTCTGAGTAAAGTTGACTATGCAATTGCAGTAGTTCTGAATTCATTTAAAAAGATCAACGGTAAGGCTATCTTCGCAGGAATTGCCAAAAATTGGAAGGGTGTCCTAAAGACTGTTGGTAAAAAGAGTCCATGGATAACATTAGGTCTATACATAGATCAAATTGCAAAGTTCTTCTATGAGCAGATTCCAGGAGTTAAGCAAGTTTGGGACTGGATCTTTGCTTATGGTAAAGGAAGAATCACAGAGGCTATAAATAACTTTAAGGATAACTTTAAATTCCTTGGACCATTAATGGAGAAGGTAAAGCCACTATGGGACGGTTTCTACAAGTATGCAACAATGATCTTGGACAAGATTGTAAACTCATTAAGAAACACCTGGCTTGGAAAACTTCTTGGTTTTGGAAATGAAATAAAGCCTAAGATAACTTTATCTGCTAACGCACAAGCAGTAGAAGACTCAGTTCAAGCAGCATTGAAAAAGACCAAGACAATGGATGATGCTCGTAATGCTTACTTAACAAAGCAAGA